TCATTGAGAAGAGAAATAAATGCTGGTATCTTGCAAGAAATTCAACTTGCAATGTTAAACTCTGGTGCTCAATACAAATTGGAGGAAGCGAAGGCAGATTTAAAAAGCTAGAAACGATTGGTTTTTTATGTTTTTCTTAGCTTCAGAGCTAAAAATGACAATAAAAGAACTTACCAGTAAATTAACGCAAGAAGAATATATAAACTGGCTTGCTTACTACGAGTTGAAAAAAGAATACGAAGATAAGGCTTATGAAGATGCAAAGACTAAATCACGAGCAAGAAAACGCTAAAAGCGGTACACTAAAATAAAGTTTTGTTTTTTCTGTGGCTGATTACGGAGTAAATATAAATTTAAGAGTAAAAGGGCAGTCTGGTCTTGATAGATTAAATACGAAAGTAAAAGAGTTAACAAAAAGTGTAGATAATATCCGTCAGATAGACATAATGAATCCTCGAAATACAGGGGGTGCAGGAGGAAAAGGTAGTCGCAATGAGTTAAGAAAATATAGACAAGATATGGATGATCTTGTCAAAGCTGTTAATAAATCTCAAGGAGCTTTTGGTAAAACTGCTAATCAACAAATGGCAGCAGCAGACGCTTTAGAAGAATATGCAAATAGTTTAACAATAGGAACAAAAAGGCATAAAGAAGCATTAGAGGCATCAACTAAACAGGCAACAGCAATAGGTAGGGAAACAGATGCAATAATAAAAAATACACAAGCACAGAATCAAAATAATAAATCACAAGCTCAAGGAAATAAACTTGATAAATTTAATAATAGAAGCAATAAAGCAGCCCTTACAAGCGGACTTATTTCTGGTGCGTTTCCATTGCTATTCGGGCAAGGAATAGCTGGAGGTGCTTTTGGTTTTGCTGGTGGTTTTGCAGGAACTAAAATTGGAGGGCAGATGGGCGGTTTTGCAGGAGGTCTTGTTGCTACTGCTGTTCTTCAACAGCTAACAACTCTTGCACAAAATATGTCAGAGCTTGGTAAAGCATTTGACGAACTAAA